CTACAGCTGGTCGGACGACCGATCAGATGATGGATGACTTTATCGATAAGATGGCACATTACAATCCGATGATGGCTGCACGTTGGGCTGAAATGATTGGAATGCAGCCTGAAGAATTGTTTTTGAAGATAAAAGAGCGTGGTGTTGAGCAAAAAGAAAAAGCTTGGTATCAGCGTCGTCGCCATGAACTTGGACTTGATGATCCGACGTTTATTGCAAAAAGTCACAAATTCTGGAAAGAAGAGGAAAAAGCGTTTCAGGGTATTAAATTCCTTGGCGAACAAGTAGCTGATTTGTGGATTCCGAAGTTCAGTGATGCTACTGATAAAACTACCGAGCTTATTGAGAGTTTAGAGAAAGCAGAAGTGACCAGTAATCTCTGGGATGAATCACTTGATAAGTTGGGTAAACAGCTTGCGCAATTAGACTGGCTTAAAGAGTTCATCAAAATTCTTAATCCAGCTGAGAATTTAACGCCTCCATCTGTTGATTTTTCAGATCTCAACAATCCTGCTGCACCTGCACAAGAAGAATCTGAAGAAAAGTCATTCTGGCAGCGAGCCAAAGAATGGCTCGGAATTGGTGGGGGCGGCGGTGCAGGGGGCGGTGGAGGTGGTGGAGGACGTGGTGGATCTGCAGATGTTTCTGGTCCCCCACCAGATACCACATCACTGCGCGATTCACGTGATATTGATCGAAGTGTATTCAAAGAAGAACTCGAAAAAGATCCTGCGCTCGCAGCGCGTTTGGCAGGGATGATCAAGGGCGAAGTTGGTCTTGGATCAAAAGTCTCGCGTGAGAAGCAGATTATTGAATTAGAAACTTTGTTTAATCGAGCACAAGTTCGTAGAACGTCGCTTCGGTATCAGTTGTATAATGGGTACTACCCAGGTACACCAAATACTTACGTTTCGCCGGAAGAAGTTGAGTGGTTCAAGAAATACATTCTAAGTCCAGTTGCTTCCGGATCAAATCTTGGCGCAGCGTTTGTAGGCGTACCCCCGACTGGTAATGCATCTCAACTAGCATTTGCAGGTCGGAGAGCTGACCAAGGTTACTATACAAATTGGCGCTGGTGGGGCGATATTCCGGGTGGTAGCCATGAAATGTTTGTTTTAGAGCGATCCGATGCTGAGCGGATGCTTAAACATCCTCTTCCGCGAATTGCACAATCTCGGATTACTCCTCCTAAAGTTGAAAACAACTATAACATTACGCAGAAAAACAGTATTATCTACAACGGACATGAGCCAGATAGTGCAGCATCATCATTTGAACGCGTGCTTAAGGGCTGGAATGATCAGATTACTACACAAATGACTCCGGGAGCTGGTCAATGACTGCTTTCCCATTCGGGCTCAATCTTAGCGCTTTAAATATCGCTAATTTTATTAACACGCCAGTTTTACTGCGAGCCAGAGCGATTGGTAACATTATTGCTGATATCACGATATCTGAACGTCATTTAGACACTCTAGCAATTACTGATCATCCTGTTGAACGTGGAGCAGCTATTTCTGATCACTGCTTTATGCTTCCTTATGAAGTAATGATTCAGGTAGGCTGGTCTAATAGCAGTCGTAATTCAGGCGGTGACCCAACTTACATAATTACGATGTATCAGCTTCTCCTCGCTTTGCAGCAGAAGCGAATGCCGTTTGATATCTTAACCGGCAAGCGTTGGTACAAAAACATGTTATTACATCGTGTATTAACTGAAACAAACGAAACTACTGAAAACTCATTGTTAGTTACTGCGGAATGTAGGCAAGTGATTATCGTTGGTACCCAAATCATTTCAAATAACGGCGCCAACAACTCGATAACGGGTGGTACCCAAAACAATGGCGCAGTATCGCCGGGTTTAAGCCAGATTAATCAAGGTTTGGCTACAGGTGCGGGACCTGAAAGTGCGGGCAATCAACCGGGGTGATATGCAATGGCTGTATATGATATTCCTATAACACCCTCAACAGCACAAAAATTTACTGTTACGTTGAATAATGTAACTTACAACTTTCGGTTACGTTGGTGTGATCCATCACAGTGCTGGGTTTTAGATATCAGCGATATTGCAGATACTGCAATTGTTCTGGGCATTCCTTTAGTTACTGGCGCCAATTTACTTGAGCAATATGATTATCTTGGATTTGCAGGAGGTCTATACGTTTATACAGATGGCAGTCCTGATACAGTGCCAAACTTTGATTCACTTGGGGCAAACGGGCACTTGTACTACGTACAGTAGGATGTAAAATGGCAACTGACTGGATTAGAAAAGTAGGTTTATCATTGACCGATGCTGGGGGCAATCAAGGACAAGATTTGTCTGAATTACAAATTGTGTTTGAAACAGGGCAAGCTTCGTTTCAAGAACATTATCCCAATCGGGCTGCAATTAGAGTGTGGAATCCCAGTGAAAGCACGGCTAAGCGTGCTATGCAAGAATATCAGAAAGTGATTCTACAAGCAGGATACGAAAATGGGGATTACGGAATTATCTTTTCAGGCACAGTGAAGCAGATTCGTAAAGGCCGAATGAACGCCAAAGATAGTTATCTTGATATCTTTGCAGGTGATGGCGATTACGCCAAAATGGGATTAGTTAACACCAATAGAGCTGCCGGTTGGGGATGGAAAGATTATCGCGATTCAATCTCAAAAGCCGGCAAACCCTATGGTGTTGTTGTCGATGAAACAGGCAAAGAAGCTGATGTTAATCAACAAGGATTGATTCCTGGACTGCGTGGTTCTGCTTGGTATGGACTGTTTTATCAACAAGCACATAAGTATGCGCGAACAGTTGATTCAAAAATGACTGTTGAGAATGGCAAGATGATTTTTACGCCACTTGATGGCTATCGTCAAGGTGATATTATCGAACTCAACTCAAATACTGGTCTTGTTAACATCCCTGAATCAACAATTGAGGGTCTGAAGGCCATGTGCCTTCTTAACCCAAAGATTCATCCCGGCCAGCTTGTTCATATTAACAACAAAGATATTACATACACCAACGTGTATGATCCCTACCCAAGTGAAATTGGTGTTCCACCCATTCTCGCGCCCGTAACAGAAGATGGAGTATACACAGTTCTTGTTGTTGAACACGTGGGCGATAGTCGTGGGCATGATTGGTACACTAAACTAACATGCTTGTCGCAGAATCCTTCTGCGAAATCTGTTAGCGCATATGGCTATCATGGAGTTCCTGCAGCTAGTGGAACAGATTCTGCTTCTGTGCCAGACTTTGGGTCTGCAGACCCTGAAGGAGCTCCATTCTAAATGGACCAAAGCGAACGCCTTGGTGATATGGTTGCTGCTGCGCGTAGTGCTGCATTTGAGCAACGCGCTGATATGTGGACTGCTCTACCTGCAATCATTGAAAAGTACGATGAAAAAAAGATCATTACAAGTGCACAACCGACAATTAAAGGTCGATGGCGAGATCCTCAAGGGAAATGGCATTGGGTGCAATTGCCCCTATGCCTTGACTGCCCTGTGCAGTTTCCTTCAGGTGGGGGCTATACACTTACATTTCCTATAACTAAAGGCGATGAAGGGATTCTGATCTTTTCATCGCGTTGTATTGATAAGTGGTGGAAAGATGGCGGCGTACAGCAACAAGCTGTATTGCGAATGCATGATTTGTCTGATGGGATGTTTATCCCAGGGATTCGTAGTCAAGCAAGAAAACTCGATCCGGTTCCATCAACAAACTCTGTAGTTCTCAGATCAGATGATAATAAACGATTGATTTCAATTACTAGTGATTCAATTCTTCAGCAAGTTGAAGATGCTGTAATCAAGTTTACAAAAGACGAACTCGAGATTACAGTTCCGAAAGTTACTGTTAATGTCACCAAAAAGTTTCAAAGTGTTGGTAAAACATATCTCGGACTAACCAAAAAAGATAAAGATATTGATAGTTTAGTTACCACAAATGCTGGTGATGCAGGACAGACTTGGGCTGATATCGAAAAAGCTTCTTCTTCTGGTGCTGGAGGTATCGTCGATTCGGGCGGGAACGATCCTGGTGATACGACAACTACACTTAGCGCTAAATCTAATAGTCTTGCTAGTAGCACAAGTAGTCTCGGAGGCGGTTTAGGTGGGCTTGCTAGTGGGCTTTCAAGTGTAGCAGGAGGTATTGGCGGATTAAGTGGCCTAGCCGGAAATCTAAGTGGTTTATCCGGAAATCTTAATGGGATGCTTGGCGGGCTGAATGGTTTGAGCACTGCTTTTAACAATCTTGGTGGTGCTCTCAGTTCGTTGGGTGGGCTTGGCGGAGTCCTTAACGGACTCAATGGCGGATTAGGATCGATCACAGCAGGATTGGGCAATCTTGCTACTGGTTTAGCGGGCTTGAATGCTGGCGGACTAAATGGTCTTATCAGCGGCATGGGTGGAATGCTTGGCGGTATTGGAGGACTATCAGGCGGTTTGACGGGGATCTTATCAAGTGTAACAGGCCTGACAGGCGGGCTAAACAGCATGGTTCCGTCACTTTTGGGTATGAGCAATATTGCAACAATTGTTGGTAATCTTAGTGCTATTTCAGTCAACCTCAATACCCTAAATATCCCTGGACTTATTGGTAGTTTAGGGGCAATGGCCACTACGTTGGCAGGGGTTGGAGGTGTTTCGCCAACACTTGCTTCTATGTCAACAATTGTTGTCGGTTTAAACAATAGTCAGTTGGGCGATATTCCGCCTAACTTGAATGCTACACTAACAAGCCTTGATGCACTTCTTTCTCAACTTCCCGGAGTCGCTTGGGCAGCATCCGCTACAATGTCAAGTACTTCGACTCTGAATGGTAAATTTTCATGAAATACCGTAGATTAGATGGATTCGGCAAAGCTACTCCTAATCCATCTTATGATTACGTATTTGGCCAAGGTACATCAGAGTTTCTGGAGAATTCACCGGAAACTGTTGGTCAATCTGTGTTAACTCGATTGCAACTATGGGAAGGAGAATGGTTCCTTGATACCACAGAAGGAACACCTTGGTTGCAAGAAATTCTTAGTGGCGAAATTAAAAACACCACGCCTCTTTATGATATTGCGATAAAGACTCGTGTATTAGAAACAGTACACGTAACGTCAATCGAAGATTACTCTTCAAACCTTAATGTTACAACACGTAAACTTACTGTATCAATGAAAATTAACACAGATTACGGGCAAACAACAGTTTCGATAGTGTTTGGTCAGCCCAGTTCTGCGTTTATCGGTCGGTTGGATTTTTCAGATCCTCGAAACAGTCAATACCTCCCACTTATGTAAGGGAAGTGCACATGAAAAAAGTCTTCGTCGTTCTTTTTATGTTGGGGTCTGCCGTAACGCCCGCGATGGCTGATTATATCATTCGCGATGGAAACGGCGCTCAACAAACAGTCAAATCGCGTACACCTGGTGGCGCGATACTGCCGATGCAGCAAATAAATGATGTAAACGGTAATGCTGTGTTGGATCCGCAACCATCTGTTAGATCATCAGCAGCTGAAGCAAGTCATGTACTCAAATCATCAGCGGGAACTTTATATAAAGTGACCGTTGTGGTGCCTGATACGGGCTACATCATGATATTTGATGCAGTTGCTGATCCTGCAGATGGCGCAGTAACTCCTGCATGGTGCGAAGACGTTGCTGGATCAAAAACGATTAATTTTAGTCCTGGACTTTCGTTAACAAACGGAATTGTGGTTGCTTATAGTACTACGGGGTGTTTTACCAAGACAGAAAGTGCTACTGCTTCATTCTTCGGCCAGGTGCAGTAACAATGACTCTTTCGATGCAAATTACTGCTGCTGGACCGGTTGTCCCCGACTATCCCTCATTACTTGCTGATGTGCAAGCTCAGTTTCGTTCGATTTATGGATCTGATATTGATATCGATCCTGATACTCAAGACGGGCAGATGCTCGCTATATTCGCAAGAGCATACTATGATGCCAATCAAATGGGGTTGGCTGTTTACAATTCGTTTTCGCCTGCAACAGCTGTTGGAACTGGGTTATCATCTGTTGTTAAAATCAATGGGTTGACAAGACAGATTCCTACGGCATCATCTGTTGATGTAAGTATCGTAGGCGTAGCAGGCACGATAATCACTGGAGGTATTGTTGCTGATTTGAATGGAAATCAGTATTTGTTGCCCGCACTTGTCAATATTCCTCTATCAGGTGAAGTCACTGTTACTGCTGTTGCAGTTGATCTCGGAGATATCAATAGTCCTGCAAACACAGTTACACAAATTATCAATCCCCAGCCGGGATGGCAAACTGTTAATAACGTATTAGCATCAGTGCCCGGAGCTCCTGTTGAAACTGATGCGGCGTTGCGAAAGCGCCAAGCAATTTCAACTGAATTACCCTCCCAAACAATTTTTGAAGGAGCTGTTGCAGCTGTTGCTCAACTTACCGGAGTAACTGAAATCTCTGGCTTTGAAAATGATGAAGATGGTCCCGATTCAAATGGCATTCCGGGGCATTGTATTTCTCTAGTTGTGGAAGGCGGCGATGCGCAGACCATTGCTAATACGATTTTTGCAAAGAAAGGCCCTGGAACTAACACATATGGATCAACAACAGAAACTGTGACAGATAGTTTTGGCATTCCGCACTACATTCATTTTTACCGCCCGACACAAGTTCCCATCAACGTATCATTGACTGTGAAAGCCCTTATTGGGTTTACAACTGTAATCCAGAGCAGTATTGCCCAAGCCATTGTTGATTATATCAACGGTTTGTCGATTGGCCAGGCACTTCTTAATACACGCCTTTATGTTCCTGCAAACTTATCGGGTGCAGATGCTAGTTTAACATATGAGGTTATTGAGCCAATTTTGATTGCTCGAGATAATCTTACGCCTGTAGATCAAGATCTTATACTTTTGTTTCATGAGCAGGCTAACTGTCAGTTGCCTCTAGTTAGCATTACAGTGATAACTTAAATGCCTCAGAACTCAGATTATCTGAATCTAATCACATCGTTTCATGCACAACGCCCAAAGTTTCGGGCGATGATCAATGCGCTGGTCGATTACTTTACACAACTGCAAGCAACAATTAATGGATTAACAAAAGATTTTGATATCGATTTTGCAGTAGGAATCCAACTCGATGCCGTCGGTAAATGGGTTGGCCGATCGCGCAATGTTGCTATTCCTTTACCTGATTCGTGGTTTCGTTTTGATGATTTAACACGAGGGTTTGATGCTGGTATCTGGTGGGGGCCTTACGCAACTCCGGAAGGTAACCAAGTTCTAGATGATGATACGTATCGAACTCTATTAAAAGTTAAGATTCAAGCCAATGAGTGGGATGGTTTAATAGCATCAGCACAAACTGCTTTCACAGCTTTGGCACAGTTTGCGCCACAAAGCAATGTTTTTCTTGATGACAAAGAAGATATGTCCTTTGTCGTTGGGGTGTCAGGGCAGATACCCTCTTTACTTTTTCTTGCACTGTTACAAGATGATTGGCTGAATATTAAACCCGAAGGAGTGCATCGTTATACAAGAATTGTATCTAACGTTACAACTGGGGGTAAAGTTCTTTATGAACAGGGACTTTACGTTGGTTTAGAGGGCGGGGGCGATTTACAGCTAGAGCAATCGTCTTGGCCTTTATTCGGTTTTGATGTACAAAACAAATATGTATCGGGTTTTGATATTTCGTCTTGGGGTGTCGAGCCAGAATACTTTACAAACGGAAACCCGCCTGTTGTTGTGCCAGTACCTCCCCCAGTGCCCTCGTTGGATTTCTCCGATGAAGCAAACACGCAGTACGTACCACTAGTTTAACAAGGACTTCAAAACATGGCACCAAATCCAGGCACAAACCAATTTTATCCGTTTGCTATTGCAAGCGGCGCAAATGTTATGTCTGTGTCTGATTATCAGAATTTATCTGCACGGCAAACAGGATTTGCAGCAGGTATTGCTCTTTCAGAACAGTTGAATATGGTATGGCGGCAATCGTCTGAAATGTCAGCGATGCTCGGCCAGTTGATGTCCGTTCTTGGATACAATGCTACTGATGATGGAAATATAAATAATCTGATGAATGCATTTGCGAATGCTATGCAATCGGGTGGTTTGATTTTCGGAATTGATATTTCGTCAAATCCCAATGCAATTGTTGCATCACTACTAGTACCTATTCCAGCCCTTGTTCCGGGAATGACTGTTCGAATTAAGAAGAATTCAGCAGCCAAC